GCCGCCATCCATATCATCGGCATAACCAATCATTTCGGAAACTCTAAAGAGATAATCAATAGTCTTTTCCAGTGTTTGGCAGTCTATTTCCGCTCCATCAGCTTGATAATCTTTCAAAGCATCCAGAACCTGTTGATCTATTATTACGGTATTGATATTAAGAGTTTCCATTTTGCCCTCCTTTTTTGGCTTTAAGCACACAATAAACGGCACCGATAATACATGGCGGAAAGATGAATGTAAGGCAGAAACAGGCAATTGCTGAGACATAGTAAGCATCCGAGGATGTTTTCACTTCGCAGTCTGAGAGACTACGGAAATAACGCTCCATGAGCGTGTTAGTGTCCGATTGGGTACGGAACGAGGGCACGTAGTTGGTGCCGGTGAATTGTTTTTTCATTTTGATGATGGTTTTTGCATATAGGCAGTTTAGTTTAAAGACAAAAGCGGCTGCCATATCCCAAGTCTGCAAAAACCATCATCATTCGACTCCGAAGAGCAAAATCTGAAAAGGGAAAGACAACCGCCTATATAAATAAGTTCACAATAGGACATAAAAAAAGCCCATAAAAATTTGAGCTGTACCGTAGCTGCTCAATCGGTATCGAATACGATAATGGTTTTTGCACTACAAATGTACGGATAATATTTGTAATGACAAACAAATTTCTTCATTTTAATCAAGGATTCACTACAATTTCCCCTTGCGGAATATCAGGATCGTTACCTTCCTTCCAATATTTGACAGTTGTACTGACAGTTATCGTATAACCGTTAGATTTTTCTTTAACTGTCGTGGTTAATTTACTAACTACTTCTTTTGCCTGTCCTTCTGTTAAATCGCACTGAGTTGTTTTGGATGTTACATATTTGGGGTATCCTGGCATAGAAGGGCTGATAGATGTTGTTTGTTTTGTTTCAAATACCCAACAATTAGTAGTTTTATCGTCATCGCTACTACACCCTAACATAACCAAAATTGTAAATAGGAATAATAATGCTTTCTTCATACTGCCTTTATTTTAAAGTTTCGACAAATGTAGAGAAAAAGCCTTTACGAAAAAAGTCTTACTCAATAAAGAATAAGACTTTTAATTCTACCTCTATAAGTTAGAGCATGTTAAGCCTCGTATCTTGACTGCTCAACAAATTTCATTGTCCCGCCTCCAGTATCAAAAGCCTTGAATGTGATCTGGCTTCCAGGTGACGCGGTGAATACCTTACCAGCCTGCAATAAAAAGGCAGACGAAGCACCTGTTTCGATAGTTGGCGCAACACCGGATACAACACCTAACAAAGTTACTAAATCACCATGCTTAGCACCTGTGACAGAAGCGAGCTTCGCAGCTCCGGCACTTAACTGATATTGTCCCGCACCTTTGAAAGTAATTTCTGTTGCAGCCGCTTCCACTACTGCCAACGGTTCTTCATGCGGGATTGTCCCTTCATAAATACCGATATCATCACCCTTGCTAATTTGAGTGAAAGTAAATTCAGATGAATTGGCATCCTTATTACCGGTATAGTTTACAGCCATTTCAATAGGGTTGCAAGGAGAACCGATAATGTCTGCCGGTTCACCGTTGCAGTATTGCAATATACCAATGCAATGGCGACCTAACCAGTTCGTCTTAAATTCGCGAACCTCTCTTTTATTCCCCGGATGCTTACCTTTGACAGAAGGGGTAAATCCTTTGGCGTCTGTTTCACCTTCACCGTTGGATGCAAGTTCAACAGTTCCGGGCGTCATATACAAATCAACAGAATACGCCGATGGTTTTACTACGATATCACCCACAAGTACGACACCGGCACCATCACGCGCTGGAAAAGA